AGCTAAAACGAATTGCTGCAATTCACCTCGCTACTAATGGTGAGCCCATTATAAAAGCGATAAAGAATCTGTCGGAAGAACGTGCCTACGAACTAGAAGCCTTAGTTATTGACACTATAGGTAGAGGTAGAAAGGGTCCTTTAGTTAATCTGACAGATGGTGGGATTGGCGGAACCGGAGCGAAGCGTCTAGCTTTTACTCCAGAACGTAGCGCTGCAATGTCGTCAAGGTTAAAAGAGTCGTTTGCGTCTAAGGATGCAACCTACTGGGAGAAACGCGCAGATAACGTTTCCAAAGCATGGGAACTAAAGCGCTTATCTGATCCAGATGGGTATGCCAAGTACCGAGCCGAGGTTACTAAAAGATTGAAAGATTTTTGGGCTACTGAGGAAGGTAAAGCAATTCGACGCATAAAGGCCGAGAAGCAACGTGCCATAATTAAAGCACGTTGGGATAGCATGAGTGACGTAGATAGAGCCAAGTTTAACCTACGCAAAAGACTTGGTCATTTGTTGAAACGCTTCCAGTCAGAAGAAAGGGATCATTTGAGGTCTGTTGTTGTGGACTTCATAGAGCGTAGCCGGCATAAGTGTCCTATAAAATTTAAGCTAGCTGCCGATAAACTTCTCGTAACGTATAAGCTCGTATCTTAGATTCGTGGTACAACAGAGTCCAGTTGGTGACTGTAGTGTGAGTAAACGGAGAGCGCCCTCCTGACACAAGCACTGCATGATCCGACTGGAATCACCGTACTGCCTTTCTGCCCGGAGCAATAACCATGAGCGGCAAACTCAATCTTGCGCTTGCCGTTATCGCGTATCAGCAGGGTAACAAAGATGACTGTCTGAGTTACATGGCTAAGGCCGGTGAGTTCGGAGACGACCTGACACAGTTCGTATCCGAAGTTATGAAGCCTGCTCCTACTGCCGTTCGCAATGATGGCTCGACGCCACAAGCGGAAAACACGATTGCACCGTCATTGGCTGCCGTAGCTGCATCCGACGACTTCATCAACTTGACTCGCCGTCTGTCGCGCCAAATGGCTCTCGCTTCTGTGCTCGATGAAGGTGATGAGCTTGAAGAAGACCTGGTCGATGACGAAGAGGATGACTTTATCCTCGATGATGAGCCAGAAGGCCTCGACGAAGACCTTGACGAGGAAGACCTCGAAGAGGATGACGAAGAGGAAGTAGATGAAGACGAAGAATCCGTCGCTTCTGCTGACGTTCCCACTGGGATCGGTCCGATTCGGTACAAGTGTTGAACTGTGTGGCGGCCTTCGGGTCGCCATACTCATTTCTGGGGTAATTCCAATGCGTTTACCAGATAACATCGACCGCATCCTAGACAAGAACAGTCCCGCGTACATAACCCTAGTAGGTTATCGCGAGGTGTGTAAGCGCTTCTTCCAACTCGGTGCGTTTCCACTGATTCAGTCTCAAGACGTTAAGCGCGAGTTGCGCAAAGGTCTGGACGAACAGAATGTCAATATGACGAAGTACCCGTATGCGTACTTCTCACTGAGTAGTGTTGGTATCACCAAAGACCAACAACCGATTAAAGGTGCAGCACGAAACTCGCTCGGTTTCACGTTGGACGAACTGACCAACAGTATGGTGAAGAAAGCGTTCGTGTTCCCTGCCAGCATCAGTGTCGATATGCACTACGTTACCGACGACGTAATCGATGCTTTGAATTTCTGCACTCGCACTCTCATCATTGCGCACTCAGGTAAGCTGAACTTTCGCGCAGAGTACGAGGGGGTTAGCTGGATTGTGGCAATAAGCCTTCAGTCAGATGAGCTGTCCTTGCCTAGGACAGATAAAGATTTGGAGAGTGACCCTGAAGGTTACGATATCCAAGTGTCATTCCGTATAGATACCAAACTCGGCGCAGTTAAAGACGTGTCGAAGATCAACAATCGGGGCGATGTTACTAAGTCAGTGGATGTGAGGCCCAACCCATGAATGACAAGCTATTGGGCTCCAAGACCCTGGTCACGGAGCATCGCACTTACCTCGTAGATGCCATCGGAAAGAAGGGTGTCGGTCGCGGTAGCGTGTCTACTCGCACGCAATTCGTAGAAGAAAAGGATGTAGAGGTAACGCGCTTGCGTCCTTACATCATCAGTCGCTCGTCCAAGCGGTTCTTGCAGATCAAGACAACGTTTCCAGTTATAGCCCACTTCATTCCTGTACCTGAGAATGACTTGGAGCCAGAACAACCTGACGGTAGTTACACTACTGCTGTTATCTACGCGGACAACGAAGTTTTCGTCAACTCTGACCTCACTATAGCGGTGTTTGATCCTGATCTGGTTGCAGATAAGGTACGTGCTACGGCATTCAACGCTTCTACTGGAGAGACGGAATTCGTAGACTTGCTCAAGATCGGTGATGGTATGTATCGCGGCACCATCCCAGTCAAGCTGTTGCGTATGCGCGGCGAAGATTTCGATTGCGTGATGAATGCTCGCAATGGTGATAAGCTGGCGATCATCTATCAGGACGGTCGCGACGCTACTGGCGAACCGCGCAACATCATCAAAGAGATTCAGGTGAAGTCCAACTTCGTTACTCCTGTTCTCATGGCACGTCGCGTAGTCAAAGCGGATGGTTACCTTGGTGTGTGCGTACACAACACTCAAGAACTCACACCTTATGTGACCGTCACAAACATGCGGACCAATGAGTTCACGTCGCTCAGCTTGAACGCTGTGGATACGCGCTATCAAGGTGTCGTGCAGTTAAATCGCTACATGCAGCTTCTCGAAGGTGATCAACTTACCGTCGCATTCCGCTACTCGGATGACTACGGTGAGCTATCTATCCTAGAGCAGATCGTGACGGTTTCCTACGGAGACGTTAACGGTATCGTAACATTGCCCGATACAATCAAGCCAAACACACAAGTTGTTATAGGCATTGACGATCCAGACGTGGTTACTGAATACGTTGATCTGGTTTTGTCTGGCGATCAGACGAATGTGTTTAGCCGTTTGCGTGCTACTCGTCTTGGTGAGTACCTAGGTGTTTACCAGACCAACTACGTTCTTGAAGATAAGTTTAAGAACGATACAAGCCTTACGCTAACGTATACAGATACTTCATCTGGTGTGCCGAAGCTAGTGCGTAAGAAGATGACGGTAGACCGTACTGTTGTCGTTGTACCTGAAACTCCAGTGGACCCAACTGTTCCAACAGAGCCTTCAATCGTTATCGAACAGATGGCTTTGCAAATGGAGATCAACGGTCTCTTTACCTTAAATGGTGGATTCAACGGTATCATCAAGCTGTACGCTAAGTTGGATGAGACCGTCCGCTGTTCCATAACCCAGGCAAGCTAATTTACATCGTAGGTATAGAGAGTTCATACCTATTTCCATGGAGAACTTTTCATGTTGAACAACGGCAGCAGCAGCAGCGCCGGCGTGTACATGGGCGAAGAGGACAATACAGTCCGCGGCGTAGCCGTTTCGTCGTCCATCGGAGCTATGGTGGGTCCTTCCCATCGTGGTCCCGTTGGAGTACCTACGCTGACGACTGATAAGAAAAACTTTCGCGCTCGATTCGGTGCTCCCGATCCTGCGCTAACAATGGCGCACTTCTGTGCAGAACAGTTCCTCAGCGAAGCAAGTCAGCTCTACTTTACCCGAGTAGCCCGCAACGCTAAGTTCGGTTCCATCCGCGTCGTCACCCTGAACAACTTCGCTGCCATTCAAAACGCAGTCGAAGGCTTCGACGATCCAGAAGACTACTCGTTTGCAGAACACGACATTCTGTTCCTGTATGCACGCGATCCGGGTGCTTGGAACAACCAACTTCGCATCGTTGCTTATCCTGATGTTTACGACAGCACAAATGAAATGTTTGTGTTGGAAGTCTATGAGGGTTCTGCCACGATCGCGGTTGAAGTATATCGTGCAACTCTGCGCGACAAGACAGACGGATACGGCCGTCAGATTGGAATCGAGTCTCAACTTGAATCCAACAACTCTCGCCTGCGTGCGCGAGTTAACCGCCGTCATCCTAAGTTCGTGCAGAACGAAAGCATTCGCCTAGTTAACAGCGTAATCGCTGGTGACCTCACTATGGGTGAGAATGGCGATCCCGTAACTATCGATGATATCATCGAGGGTTGGGAGACCTACGAAGATACCGAAGAAGTGACCGTAACTCTGCTCATCAACGGCGGCTATGCAAACCCTGCCGTACAGATGAAGATGATCGAGATTGCGGAAACCCGCGGTGATGCGTTCGCTATTCTGGATACGCCAAGTGCATACCAGACTACGCAGCGTGCTATTGACTACCGTCGCAATACGCTCAACCTGAGCAGTTCCTTCGGTGCTCTGTACACTCCTGATCTGCGCGTTCTCACTGAGGACAACGTAGATATCTGGTGTCCGCCTTCTGGTTACGTGGCAGCGTGTTATGCACGTACTGATCGCGTAGCTGCTGAGTGGTTCGCACCTGCTGGTGTTACTCGCGGTAAGGTTCTCGCTAACGGTGTTCGTGAAGTCTATCGTCAAGGTGACCGCGATGCACTGGATCAGAACCAAGTCAACTTCGTCCATCGCATGCCTAGCTACGGCTTGGTGTTGTGGTCGCAAGAGACTCTGCAAGGCTTTGCGTCGGCTCTGTCGAACATCCACGTTCGCCGTCTGATGAACAGTCTTCAAGCAAGCCTGCGCCTCGCTGCGTTGGCGGGTGTATATGAGCCGAACGATTCGTTCCTGCGTCTCGCTCTAACTCGTATTGCAGAGGACATTCTCGAACCGATCAAGCGTGGTCGTGGCCTTTACGGTTACGAAATCATCTGCGATAGCTCGAACAACACTCCTGAGTTGATCGCTTCTGGCGATACCATTCTGGACGTTTACGTTGATCCAATGATGATCGCCAAGCGTATTCACCTGAACGCAATCGTTCCGCGTACTGGTCAGATTCGCTACAGCATCGAGCAAATGGATCGTACATAAGGAAGTGCATCGATGCCGATCCGTTGGAAATCAGAAGCCAGTGAATCTGCCGAAGCTGCTAGCCTCGAGACGTACAAGACGGTCAATACCGGAGCAGGACGTGTAGAACTGCGCACGTTCGATCCGCAACACATGGACATTACGTCGAAGCATTTTCTTGCCATCGACGGTGAAGTGGTTGCGGAGTTCTTCAAGCATCCTTCCGGTAAAGGCCTTGCACGCCTGAAGATTCACAACTCAAACTCATCCGAGAAAGTTCTTGCTGTTCTCGTTGATATTCTTTCAAGGTAAAGAGCCATGCCAAAACCTACTCTTGACGATGTGTTGAACGTCGGCGATCCGATGCTCAACGACAACTTTGAACTGACCTTCACTCGCGTACCTGGCGGGGGTGATGGTCGACAGCTTCGCGTACAGTGTAAGTCGGGCGTCAAACCCGGTATGTCTGTACAGCAGGCTGAAATGGAACTGTTTGGTCACAAGACGCTACATGCCGCTCGTAAGACCTTCAGCAACTCCATGAGCATTTCGTTCCATGAATCCTACGATGGTATCATCAATACCACGCTGGAAGACTGGTCTGAACTCTGCCGTAGCACTGACACGCAGTCCGGTAGCTTCAAGCGCGACTACGCTACCACAGCACGGATGACCATCGTTGACCAAGTTGGTGACACTGCACTGGAATACGATATCTTCAACGTATGGCCGACAGAAGTCCCTGATGCCCAGTTCGATGGCAGCGGCGGCACAGCGATGACCGTTGACGCCACGTTCGCTTACGACTACTACAAGCGCGTGTGATGAATTGGGCCCTAGCTCGGTAGACGGGCTCAGGGCCCTTTTTCATTCTCAAGAGGTAGCGTATGCAATACGATGATATCCAAACGTTCATTTCCAGACGTGATGGAGATAGAAGCCCTATTCATGAGTGGAAGTGGCGCTGCACTAGCTTACCTTTCGGTGCAGACACAGACTATTGCGAATCCGTTAGCCTGCCTTTTCCTTCATTCAACATCAAGCCTCTGTTCGGTGCTGGTACTTTTACCTATTACCCGGGCTTTGAGGAGATCGCAGCTTTCGACTGTCAGTTCTACGAAGATGTTAGCTTGCGTACCTTGAAGTGGTTAACGTTCTGGAAGGAACGCATACGCAACCCAGATACCGGTGCGTATTACTTGCCTACAAACTACAAGTATGACCTTGAGTTTGAGTTGTTAGACGACAACAATAGGCGAATCCTGAAGGCCCTTGCAAAGAACTGCTGGCCTTCTCAGAAATCCAACTGGGATATGAACTACACCTCGACAAATGGATTGCTCAAGGTGCATCAAAACTTCTCTTGCGATGGCGTCAAGCTGTCCATTTAAAGGAATATGAACCATGATTTTCGACGACACCAATCTCCCTTCCCGTCTGCGTCCGTATCCAGTCAAGCAAATTGAGGTCAAAGAGTTCCGACCCAAGCAAATAGCTCTGCTGTCTAAGTCTGTCATGTTGGACGACTTGGGACCCGCTGTAGAAGCTATGGGTCAGGTACTAACCAACTTGGATGTTGGTGATCTTACTACGGGCGACTTCTTCTTCCTGCTCACGTGGCAGCGACTTCATGCACTCAAGCGCAATCCAGTAATGGCACAGTGGGAATGCCCTGGCGCCATGTTCGCAGATCGTGAAGACGGTCAGCGTTTTTCTGCCCGTGATATCAAGATTATGGTAGAGAACTGGGAAGCCGCCGACGACGAAACCCGCAAAGAAATGAAAGACCCGAATGAGGTCATTCTCGACGGCTACGTGTGCAGTCACGGTAACTACCAGAAACTTGAGTTTAGCGAGTTCCAGACCGTGTTTCTGGACGAGAACCTGGTGTTGGACGAGCGACTTGATTTCCCGCGCTGCTCGACTCTAGCTGAGTTCGTGAAGCTGCAACGTGATCCTGACTTCGGTATGCTGGCAGAAGCCGCACAGTGGATTAAAGGCTCCGGAACAATACAGCAGCGTATTCAACGACTGTTGGATTCCGAAGACAACGACCTGTTCGAGGTTGCGTGCGAGACTTCAAGAGACGTTCTGCATGGCATTCGTCGCACTGTAACGAAGGCTTGTGACGCATGTGGCCATAAGCACGCGCTCAACTTCGTGGTTGATCCTAAGGCATTCTTCCTATGAACAAGACCGAACTCGACCCGCGTTTCGTAGACATAGGTGATCTGCCTACTGGCTTCGCACCGTACGAGTTCAAGAGCCTGTTTCTTCGGGAGTTTGAACTTGCCGAATTGAAGCTGCTGTACATTGGAATGCACAGCAAGGTAAAGCCCGTCGATCACATCATACGCGCCATTCAGCTATGTGCGAACCAAGACATTCGCCAACTGACTGACGGAGACTTCGAGTTCGTTCTCGCTTGGTTGCGCCTGCATAGTTATCCTAAAGCTCCGCTACTGGTTAACTGGACGTGCAGACAAATCAACCTAGTGTACAAGTCGGACCGAACATTCTACACTGGCGAAAAGCTAAGTGATCGGGATATGGCTCTTAAAGGTATCGAGTGGGAGACGTGCAACACCAACAACGTGGAGATTGTTAACCAGTACCGCACCCCAGTTGTAGCGCTGGATGATGACAAGCTCCACATAGAAGACCCAGATATAGATTTCCCGAGAGTCGCAACGCTGCCAGACTTTCACGCACACATCGAGGAGTTTCCGCACGAAAAGCACATGGCAGAGTGTTGCCGTTGGGTTAAACGTGGAAACTCGTTCCGAGCTAAGCTCATCTATTTGATGAGTAGGCCTGACAACGATTTATATGAGCGTATTCTGGAAGCCCGCAAGACATACCATCATGGCATCATGGAGGTAATGAAACTGCGCTGTCGAGTGTGCGATCATAGATGGGAACATACAACAACGCCTAGGCTCCTCACCTTCTTCGCAGACAACACCGAAGAGGATATCTTCAAGATTCAATACAGCATGTTGGCTGAGTTCGGATTACAGCCGGATATGAGCATGCCTGCGAAGATGTTCCTGTTCAACTACAGTAGCCTTGCTAAGGATAAGCAAGATGCGGCTGAGCGGAAGAACGGGTTTAAGCCACTAGCGTAGGAATAAGTCATGGCTCAAAAGTCTCCGCTCGAACTTATGCAAGCTACGTCGCAGAAGTATCAGAAAGCTAGCGATCTGATGCAAGATGCGGCCAATCAAGAAATGGACGAGGTTGAGGTTCAGGACGGACGCGGACCGCGAGCCCCGACTTCTTTCTCGAAGCCGCAAGCGCAGTCCGTTAAGCAATACAACAACCACAACCAGAGCACTATCAACCAGCATTTCGTGCAGTCGCAGGACGCTCAAACGGAACGCATGGACAAGCAGATTCATCTGGCGCAACAACAAGCGCACACGATGAAACAGCTCCATAACACTATGGAGCAAATGCTTGATCTTATGGTTGCTCAATCCAAGAAGATCGATCCGAAGTACCAAGAATTTTCAAAAGCCAGTGGTCCAGCAGAAATCAATGGTCAAGCCAAAGATGGTATGATGGATAAGCTCGGTGAGATGATTGGAGATGCTCTTGGTGGGCTAGGTGGTCTTGGCGATATGTTCCGTCGTGGTGGTGGCGGTGGGCGTGATCGCAACAACAGGAATAATCGTAACAACCGTAACAATCGTAACAACCGCAGCGGTAATCGAGGCGGTAGTTGGGTAGATCGACTCAAAGATCGTATTGGAAACAGAGGTGGTTCGCCTTCTTCCAATAGACCTAGCCGCAGTCCTAGACTAGGTGGTGGCTGGCGAGGACGTCTCGCAGGTGCTGCTGTAGATTTAGGTAGTCGCTTTCTCGGCACCACGACAGGGAAAGTTGTTACAGGTGCTGCTGTAGGTTACGGTACGTATAAAGCGTATGAGGGCCTAGGTAGTATCAGCGCCGGCAACGAGTCCGCTCGTGGTGTGCATGAGATTAGCACGGGCATAGGTGATGCTGGCGGTGTTAGTTACGGTGCCCATCAGTTGTCGTCTAAGACTGGCACCATGGCTAAGTTCCTTAGCTCTCCAGAAGGACAACCGTTCGCTGCTGAGTTTCAGGGCATGACACCAGGTACCGCAGCCTTCAGCAAGAAGTATGCGGAAGTTGCTAACGAACGAGAAGCAGAGTTCGCAAAAGCGCAGAAAAACTACATAGACCGCACACACTATGCGCCTATGGTGAACAATGTGCTTAAAGGCACCGGCATGGACTTTTCCAAGAAGGGGAAAGCTGTGCAGGAAATGCTGTACTCTACAGGAGTTCAGTACGGTTCTGGTACCAGCGTCATTAACAATGCGCTGAAAGGTAAAAACGTCGCCAACATGAGCGACGCTGATATCATCACCACAGTGCAGGATTATAAGAGCGCAACGGTCGGACAATACTTCCGTTCGTCTGCACCTAATATTCAGCAGTCAGTTGCGAATCGGGCACAGCGTGAGAAGGCTCAATTGCTGGCGTTCAACCAACAAGAACTGCAAGCCAAAGCGGCAGGTGAGGATTCTGTAGCTACTGCCACAGCAGCGTCGGCTGAAGGCGAATCAATGGCTTCTCTCGCTGCACCGAGCCCGACCTCGGTTTCAAGTATGTCTCCTATGATGCCGACTGGCGGTGACTCTGGCGGAGGTAGTGACGCGGCTGTAGCTGGTGCTGCTGTAGCTGGGACAGGCGCTTTGCTGATGGCAAATCGTGGAGCTCCGAGCACGCCCTCGTTTGCTCCTACTCCTGCGCATCCTGTAGTTACGCCGACAACTCCTGCTACACCTGCTCCAACTTCCGCAGTTGCTGGTGCAGAGAAAAGCGCTATCAGAACCGCGGAAAAGACAGCAGTTAATGCTGGACTCAAAGGTGCAGCGAAGACAGGCGCAAGAGCAGTAGGTCGCGCTCTACCTGGCGCCAACGTTGTCCTTGGTGCATATGACGCATACACGATCATATCAGATGAGGAAACTACTCGCACTGAGAAAGAACGTGCGTTGTCTGAGGCCGGTGGTGGTATGGCGGGAGCCGCGGCTGGCGCAGCTACTGGTGCAGCTTTGGGTTTACTTGCAGGACCTCTTGCGCCAATCGCATCTCCTGTAGGTGGTTTGATTGGCGGAGCATTTGGCTATTGGGGTGGCTCAGAAGCAGGTGGCGCTACTTACGATGCTGTTATGGGCTCTCCTGAGGAACAAGCAGCACGAGAGGCAGCTAAGGCTAATTCTCCAGTTACTGGCGCTCAACCGCTGATGATGAAAGCGAATGCTGCTGCCGAGAGCGGCGATACTAATGCTGCTCAAGCTGCCAAAGCCATGACCACGGTCGATGCTGCGATCAAAAAAGCTACTGCTGGTATTAATGGTGAAGCTGCTAATGCTGCTAAGCAAGCGACTGAGAATACAGCCGCCGCGGTACTTGCCGCTGCTCCTAGTGCGGGTGCTTTAGCGTCTGCCGTTCCACAGAAGCCCGGTGACGTATCAACTATGCTTTCGGGTGCTGTGCCTACAGGTGCTGGTCTTGCTGGTGGTTTGATGACCGGTCTATTAGGTATGGGTATGCCAGAAGGCTGGGCGTCAACGATTATGTCTGGTTACTCTAAGGCACAAGCTATACAAGCTGCTGCAATGTCAGGTGCTCCAGTATCAAACATACCGTTGCCGACTACAGCGCAGTCTCCTGTAGTAACGGCTGCACCTCCTGGACGCACGTTACCTGCTGTATCGTCTGCCGCTCCAGTGGTAGCACCTTCTGCGGAGACTATAGCAACACCAACCTCTAGTCCTGCGAACCCTGCTTACTACAAGGACTCTGATGTATCTCCGCAAGCAGCCGCGGTTCAAGCAACAACTACAGCTTCGACTGTATCCTCAACGCAGTCTCAAGCACAAGCACCGTCAGTGAAATCCACTGGTGGGTATGCTGAGCCTGTACAGCGCCAGCAGTATGAGCCGGTCAAGAGCGTGATGATGATCGAGCCCAAGCGCCAAGATACAATGATGCCGGAACGATTCAAAGGACCTCAGCAGCGTATATCCTCCAAAGGTGTAGCGGAAGGCAACTCCATTCGACAAACAATCGCAGAAGCACCTGCAGTTATCACGGATAACGGACTGGTGCTCTTGCAGACGGGGTTCATCTAATGGCCGAAATAGGAAGTATGCACCCAGGCGGCTTGCTGTTCTCAGAGAACTCCGCAGGTCGCGTCGGTGCAGTCAAACCAAATGTTCCAGATATTTATCGAGCAGAGTTGACTGTTCATCGCGACGGTGCAGAGTATCTTCGCATTGATACTCCGCTACCTGAGAACTACATGCTCTCGCTTGCAACATCCTGGGACAACCCGTTCAACCAACCGTTGTCTAACATTGCCGGCGGCATGGGTGGTGGCTTCGGTAAAGCAGTAGACTTGGGTTCTACCGGTGTAACAGCAGCCACAGGTTTCACGACATTGAACAAGTGGCTGTCTGGTGCTGTGTGGACTGGCGGCTCGATGATGAAGCTGGATATTCCATTCGTTATTCAAGCGTATGAGAATCCTCGCAAGGAAGTCGTCGAGAAGATGCGCGATCTTATGAAGCTGGTTGCACCAAGTGAATACGGTGATCAGTTTCTTCGTGCTCCTGGTCCATACATGCGTCTGCCGAATGCTGGCGGCGTAGCGGGTGACTTGATCACAGTCAACATCGGTAAGTTCTTTACGATGAGTCCGTGCATCATCGACAACGTTACGGAAACGTTCGATACCCAGTTTGACGCTAGTGGTAACCCGATCGGTGTGACCATTAACGTCTCTGTAATGTCGTTCTTCACCACAACGCAGGAAGACCTGGATCGATTCTTCGCGCCGTCCCTCGGAGGTTGATAATGACTGACATAACGAAAGGCATTACCTTCTCTGTAATCGACGAACTCGGAATCGATCCACTGCGCGATAAGTCATACGAGGCGATAGCGAACATAAAGGAATACCGCTACTATACGATATCACCCGAGGAAAGATTCAATATGCCCTTGGTTTCGTATAACGCCTATCTGAATGAGGAATACTGGAGAGTCCTCATGATCTATAACGGAATTGCAGATATGTTTGAGGTTAAAGAAGGCATGCGAATCAAGATACCTGCTTTGGGTCTCGTGTCTTCCGCCCTAACATACTTGCTTGCTGAACAATCTAACCAGATTGATACGGTGAGAATTTAAAATGGCCGAAGCTGTACTTGACGTTCAAAATATCGCGTATTGTTCAATCGATATCGAGAACACACGAATCCCAGCAACCAAGAACTTCATCGATAGCATATTCATTCAAGACGGTTTCGCCGTTGCCATACCTGTGCTACAGCTCTACCTAAACGACGAGCGTGGAACGTTAAGTGCCGAAATGAATCTGCAAGATGGTACATTGGTTACGATCAAACTCGCAAAGACCAGAGAGCAACCGAAGACTCGCAAATTCCGTGTATTCGGCTACAAGAAAGCACAAACTGCTGCAGGTCCTAAGCTAGTAGTGACGTGCATTCTCGACGTGCCGAAGTGGAGTGCAGGTGTTTTCACTGAATCTGTACGTGGTACCTCTGCCTCTGTTATACAGCAGATGGCGTCGCGTGCTGGACTCAAGTACAGCGGGCCAAAATCCGTCGATGACGTAATGACATGGCTGAACGTCAACAAGACTCGCAGCGCCTTCACCGAAGACGTTGCAATGCGCGGCTACGGTTCTGGTCAAACGTGCATGTATCGCATGTTGACAATGGACGGCGAAGTTCGATACAAGGACTTGTTTGACATTCTCAAGGAAGAACCAAAATGGAGTCTGTTGCAGAACACTCCAGAAGGTGCAGCCAAAGCAACTCCAATTGTCATACGTGAAACAGAGGACGCTTCTGCCTCAGGCTTCCCTACGCATTTGATGAACTACGGTCAGTTGCAGTACGAACACAGCCTGAATAATTCTGGACAGCAATCCACTACCAGCTTGGATGCACCTCTACTAGGTGCTGCGTTGCCTATCAATAGCGACGTTAAGTCTCAGATTGCAGAACGTGGTGCAAGAGTTTCGTACACTGGATTCGATACCGGTACTGAGCCTGCACCTGCCTCAAACCTGCACCAGTTTTATGAGAAGGCACTCTATCAGAACATGCGTTATCTTGGCTTGTTCAGTGAGCGTCTGACTGTTCTGACGGATGAATTTACCGAAACATCCGCACTTGACTGCACAGAGTATCAACATCAGGATCAAGACAACCAAGAGTTCAAAGCATCCAAAACTCTCGGCGGTAAGTGGTTACTCGGTGGCCGTACACTGTGGATCAAAGCTGGTCACAAGTATAGTGAGTTGTACTATCTGTATCGCCCTGCCGTAAACGAGGAAGGCGCAAGCAATCCTGCCGGCAGCAACAAGTCGTCGAGCAAGCAGAACGCTAAGGCTAACGAAGGCCCGATCAACATCGTTGAAGAAACTGCCAATACAGAAGTAGAAACTCCAGTTACACCTGCGGCCGTTCCAACTCCAGCTCCGAAAGCTGTTCCTGCTGCGGCTGCTGCGAGCAACACACTGAACGCACTGAAAGAGCACAACGCGGTCAACCCGCTAATACCATCAACGCCACTTAATCCTAAAGGCGTACCAAGCAACGTCATTGCATCCCAATCGAAACTGCGAGAATCTGTGGCTCAATATAAACAGACTCAAGGTCCTTTGCGTGATGCCCTTGACACTGGTGAAGTCGGTAGCTTGGATGGGTATAAGACGCTCAAGAAGTACAGTGCCGAAGTCGTTAAGTTGGTAGCTAACGGACAGACTGATCCTCGTTCCGTTGCGCGTGAGATTGACCGTATGCGTAATGATAAAACGTATGCGAAGAATTCGGCAATTAATCGTATTACGAACGTAGCATCGGACGTCACTGGAGTTCGCCTGCACAACATCGTTGGTGCCGCTTCTGGACGTCGCGTTAGCCCGGGTACAATCATCGGTGACGTACTCAGCGGTGGACTTTGGGCGGATGACTTGAGAGCCGCTGGTATTTCACCTAGTCAGATCAAAGTGCCTTTGCCCATAGAGCTGGAAATCATCGAGAACCCGATGCTCAAGGCTGGAGGCACTTTCTTGCACTCAGCTACTGGACTCGGATTCGACGGACGCAACGTCCTGATCAACCCATACGCTACCGCACGCAACATCGAGCGTTGGGCGTCTGCAACTGACCCACAGCGCATGTTGGTTGAACAAGGAGCACGCGCATACATAAACACTTTCGGACACATCAGTCCAACCGAAGCAGGTGTTCAAGTTGAAGAACTTGGCAGACTAGCCTCGGAAGTAGCCATCATGTACAGTCGTAATGAACTGCTGGTAGACAGCGGTCTCACCGACAGTCAAAAGATGGACATGGCTCGTGATATAGCTTTTGTCTTCGGCGATCCGACTATCGTGCCTGTTGTTGACTCGGTAGAGCGCGTTGTTGATTATGGGCGATATCACGATGTAACTTCAAACAAGTCTTTGGTTTCCTGGGCTGATTATTACTCCATGGGTGCGAAGTTGGCAGACTCGACCTCGAAGTGGAACTTCCCGTTCCAGTTCCCTGGAGACCCTATAACGACAGGTGATGTAACCAACGGAAATGCCACTGAGTTCGATGAGAGTACACAAAAATGGATAGGGTGATCACCAGAGAGTACCTACTCAGTCTCATAACTGGGACAACATACACTCGACGCGGAACTACCACAATCTGTACACTGGATATCGATGGTTTTCCGGTTGCAGGTGAGAGCCACTGTGCGTTCAAAGAACAGTACAGCAGAACTCTCGGTGAGAAGGTTTCATACGAAAATGCCATCAAACAACTAAGACTTTATGAGCAGTACGCTACCCGTAAAAGTGTAAACGGCTAGTGTTGGAGAAGGGACTACGAACATGGGTTTCAATCAGGATTTGAGCAGTAACTCTATTTCGGTAACAGTGGATATTTCGGACAAGAAACTCGAAAATGCTGCTGATGTAGTCGTAAAGACCTTCGGGGCTTACGGCAATCGTCAATCCATTAAGATGGGTAGTCGTGTCAGGATACGGCACGTGGAAATGAGTGCGGATAAGTTTAACGAGTTCGCACAATTACAAAGAGACTTTCCTAGTTTTAGGTTGACCCGCTATCGAGCGCTGCGTAGTCGCGGTATTCTAGGCACGATCTGCGGACACACCATTATCGAACGCGAAGGACTTGGCAGTACCATTATATTCCAGTACAAGGAAGTACAGGAACACGATGATTCTGGCTTAGTAGACCCTTCCCACATTCACCCTCCACGTTCATACAATCACAGCTTTCTGCTGGACTTTTAAGGAAAACAAATGAGCATCAAATCCGACCGTTGGATCAAGCGTAAATGTACTCCACCAACTCACGCTATGGTAATAGAGGGTAGAGTTCATCAGCTTTTCACAGCAATCAATGCAGATCACGTGGAAGTGATGGCAGCCCGTGCAGATGCGCGTGATGGTTACATTCGTCCGATTGACGACGCCGATCTTTTCGACTGGCAACCGATGATCGAACCTTTTGAACCCAATCAGATCAAGTTTAAAAACGATCCTGATATTGATCTGAAAACGCCTGTTATCAGCTACGGTAACTCCAGCTTCGGATACGATGTTCGTGCTGCCGACGAGTGGGAAATCTTCACCAACATCAACTCGGCAGTGGTTGACCCGAAAGCCTTCGATTCAAACTGTTTGAAGACGGTGAAGGCAGATTCGATTCTGATCCCGCCAAACAGCTTTGCGTTGGCGCGCACTGTCGAATACTTCCGCATCCCACGCGACGTTCTGGTTGTGTGCTTGGGTAAGAGCACCTATGCCCGCTGCTTTACTGGCGACACAAAGGTCGCCTTAGTCGATGGCCGCTCGTTGACATTAAAAGAGATGGCAAAACGAGCTAAAGATGGAGAGCGCTTCTTTGGCTATACAATACGTCCAAACGGTTCTATGGGTGTTGAAGAACTCGTGGCTCCAAGGAAAACCGGTAAAAAAGAGAGACTGGTTTCTGTACGCCTAGATAATGGCGAGAAAATTCGATGCACCCCAGATCATAAGTTTATGTTACGCGACGGTAGTTACGTGGAGGCTCAGGACCTACACCCCGGTGTTTCTCTTATGCCGTTGATGCGATATGAAGCTCGCGGCTATGAAATGACATATTGCCCGAAACGAGGTTGTCTGGCAGGTACACATCGAATGGCAGATGCTTGGAACTTACGGAACGGAGTCTACGCTAAACGAAAGAATCAACACCGCCACCATCGTGATCATGACCGACGCAACAATAACCCTTACAACATTAAACGAATGAGTGCAGCCAAGCACATTCGTATGCACAACGCCGAGAAATTTTCCGATCCCAGTTATATGGAGTTCCATACCGCGCAGATCAAGAAAGGTCTCTCTGAGTACATCTTCAACAATCCAGAAAAATGGATGGCATCCCAACGACAAAAACGTGCAGACTTCTGGCAAGAAGAAAAGTATGCTGAACGCCGTGAGCAAATGTTGAAGAAACGCAATAAAACGCTGTCGTCTGCGGAGCATCGCCAAGGCTGTAGAGATAGACTGCGGGCGCGCATAGCGGATGCCGGAGGTCAGGATATTATGACGCGGCGACGCGGTGCAGATCACCACAATCATCGGGGTGACCTTACAGACAAGCGGGTCATGCGAGCGTTTAAAGACATAGGTACCATTGTAGGGGCTGCTGATTTCCTAGGGGTGTCCAAGCAGACGCTATATCGGCGATTCGGGGACTTGATAACCAGAGCACAGCAGAAAGGCTATCTGGCTTGTAACCATAAGGTGTTGTCAGTTACTCGATTGAAGAAACGTCGCGACGTGTATTGCGTCACGGTTCCGAACACTCACAACTTTGCATTGGAAGCAGGTGTATTTGTTCACAACTGCGGTATCATTGTGAACGTCACTCCGCTCGAACCTGAGTGGGAAGGTCACGTCACTCTTGAGTTCTCCAACACAACCAACCTGCCTGCCCGCATCTATGCAAACGAAGGTGTTGCTCAGATGCTGTTCTTCCAGTCCGATGAAGAATGCGAAGTGAGCTACAAGGATCGCGGCGGCAAGTATCAGGGCCAGACTGGCGTCACTCGCCCCAAGGCTTGATCTTAAATACCAACGAACTTACCGACGGTGAAGGGAAAATCGTAGATCAGCACAAGGCACGATCTGGACGTATTGCCAACCTGATCGGCAAGCATCACAAAAACAACACCGTAATCGCAACGTTCAACGTCATGCCTGTTTCCGTAACAAAAGAAGTGGTAGTGCAACACTAACATGATCCATCAACCAACCTAACAAGGCAGTGTTATGTCTGACAATTCTGTTCAGATTCTTTCTGAAATCACCACGTACATGAAGTACGCCAAGTACATTCCAGAGATTAATCGCCGCGAATCGTGGATCGAACTCTGTGAACGAAACATGGCCATGCACATTCGCAAATATCCTCAGCTTCGCGCAGAGATTCAGCGAGTGTATAAGGAATTCGTCTTCACAAAGAAAGTGCTGCCGTCGATGCGCAGCTTGCAGTTTGGGGGTCGTCCGATCGAGCTGGCTCCGAACCGTATCTTCAACTGTGCATTCATGCCTGTCGATCACGTCGATGCGTTCTCTGAAACCATGTTCCTGCTGCTTGGTGGCACCGGGATCGGTTACTCTGTTCAGAACCGTCACGTTGGCAAGCTGCCTGTTCTCGTAGGTCCGAACAGCGGCGTTCGTCGTTACGTGATTGGCGACAGCATCGAAGGCTGGGCTGATGCAGTTAAAGTTCTGGTCGAAGCCTACTTCTACGGCAAGGCACGTCCGAACTTCGATTTCAGTGACATCCGCAAGAAGGGTGCACCGCTTGTTACTTCTGGTGGTAAAGCACCTGGCCCGAATCCTCTGCGCTTCTGCCTGCAGAAGATTGCCAATCTGATGGATCATGCTATCGAAACCCGTGGTGTAGCTACTCAGCTAGTTCCGCTGGAAGTTCACGATATCATGTGTCATATCGCTGATGCCGTACTGGCTGGCGGTATTCGCCGTGCTGCTATGATCTGCCTGTTTGACCGTTACGATCACGGCATGCTCAAGGCGAAGGGTAACTTCAAGTGCTCCATCGAAGACATGGTTCGCATTGACGACCATGACAACTTCAACTGCACAGTTCGTACCAAGTGGAACGACAAGCTGCACCAGATCGTTCTCAACAAGTATCTGGTCGATCAGCAGCAAGAGACCGGCAAGCTGCCGTGGTACATCTTCGAGGCTCAGCGTGGTCGTGCGAACAACAGTGCCGTTCTTCCGCGTGCCGAGATTACGCAAGATGAGTTCTTTGATCTGTGGCAGAAGATCGAGGACAGCGGTTCTGGTGAGCCTGGTGTCTACTTCTCCAACAATCTGGATTGGGGTACTAATCCTTGCTGTAAACTTCTTGCAGCCTGATACGGTGACGTATCTGTAAAATCTATGCGAACTGCTGGAAACCTGTTAAAGCCTTTCTTCCATGAGGAAAGAGCGTTGGGTAATCAGCAGCCAAGCCTGTTCGATTGAACAGGAAGGTTCACAGACTAAATGTGCATAGCACTTTGTACGGTGAGGAATGAAACGATGATTGACGATTTCAAGAAGATTGTAAAACTCGGAATAGAAACAAAAGACGTGAGTGTCTTTGGTCAGCACTCATGCAGGCTTTGCGAGAAATACGGCATTAGTGAAAGAACGCTGTATACTCGATTTAAGTCGATGTTTGGTATGTCTCCTCGTGAGTACATCGAGAACGAGATTTATCCCACTAAGGAAGAAATGATCCGATTCGTTTTAACATCGGAAAGTTCTGCCGAGGTGAGAGAAAAGACAGGACTTAGCAATCGCAAATTCACTGGTATTTATGATCGCTATTTTAATTGCTCGACGTTTCAAAAAGCCAGGGTTCAAATTCTGTCCAATAAACGTCCCGTTAAATACAAACCAACCATAGAAGACAACTATGCCCTTGTCTTATCTCAGTTATTGGGTGATGGCAGTTATGATCCGAAGAGGCATAGCTTACGTATACAGCACGGTATCAAACAGGCTGAGTATTTGAAGTGGAAGGTATCCTTGTTCAACAAGGCATTTCCAAAAACGCCTAGCGAGGTTGTAATACGCGACCACGCACAAGGCCACCAGTACGCCGACTGGTACTCACGTCATCTTGGTAATGTTGATATACCTTACAAAGAGCCGTGGACCGCAGTTGAAAAGCTGACGCCGTTCGGATGGTTGTTGTGGTACCTAGACGATGGACATAAAGATCAAGACTTGTGTATTAGCATTCCTGATCCATTTGTTGCACGCGCTGCGATTCAAGAGTTGGAAACATATGATATTAAAGCCCGTTATGGCCATGACGGAATGAAGCTGATCATGTGTGGTGAAGAAAATTCCGTTTGGTTTTACAAAAATTTCTTGGAACCTTTCATTAAAGTAATTCCTAGCTGCGTTAAGTACAAAGTTGAAGATATAGTCGGGAGCGAATAAATTTCTTTATTCGCTTTGGAAATTGCTCTTAGGCCAAATCAATTCTGCAATCTGACAGAGGTTAACGCAAGCGATATCGACTCGCAAGAAGAACTGAACCGTCGTGCTGCGGCTGGTGCGTTCATCGGTACGCTGCAAGCTGGTTACACCGACTTCCACTATCTGCGTCCGATCTGGAAAGAGACTACCGAGAAAGACGCTCTGATCGGGGTCGGCCTGACTGGCATCGGTAGCGGTGCTGTTCTGCCGTTCGATATGTATGAAGCAGCTTCCCACGTTCTTGCTGAGAACGCTCGCGTTGCTGAAATCATCGGCATCAACGTTGCAGCCCGTACTGGCACCATCAAACCTGCTGGTACCACCAGTCTTGTTGTTGGCTCTGCGTCCGGTATTCACGCTTGGCACAACGACTACTACATCCGTCGTATTCGTGTCGGTAAGAACGAAGCCATCTATCAGTATCTGGCAAAACATCATCCTGAGTTGGTTGCTGACGAACACTTCAATCCGACAGAACAAGCCGTCATCGAGGTTCCGCAGCGTGCACCTGCTGGTTCTATTCTGCGCCACGAAGACGTACATGATCTGCTTGAGCGTGTGAAGCGTTTCAACATCGAGTGGGTGCGTGCTGGTCACCGCAGCGGCGACAACACCCACAACGTGTCTTGTACCATTAGTGTAAAAGACGACGAGTGGGAAGGTGTAGGTCGTTGGATGTGGGATAACCGTGAATCGTTTAACGGTATCTCTGTTCTGCCGTATGACGGCGGTACGTACATCCAAGCCCCGTTCGAAGATATCGACGAAGCCACGTTCAATGAGCGCGCCAAGAACCTGCATCAAATCGATCTGACCAACGTTATCGAGCGCGAAGACGCTACCAATCTGGCTGGCGAAGTTGCGTGTGGTGCCGGTGGTTGTGAAGTAACTACGGCGTAAGGATATAGCATGGCCCGGTGTGTCGAAGGTAAGTGTATTGCAGGAATCATTGGCGGCGAAGATGTTTCAGTTGCTGACTGGGAGTCCGTCTTGCAGAAACATTACATTAAGGTTGAGGAGTTCTGCACTTCTCGCAAAGCACTGAATCACCCGGGCCATGTTTACCATCACAAGTTTTGCGTCAACTGTGGTACCAAGATAGAGCGCACATAAGTGCCCGTCAAACTAGGAGTAAGTCAATGACAACCAAGAAATCCGCAAAGACAGAACTGCCAAAGGCTCGCGGCAAGATCGAACCTCGCGGCAGCCTGAAAGCAGCCACACAACGTTCGCGTGAAGCGGCTACAAAGCTGCTGGATCAACTTCCTGCCGAGGATGCTGTTCCTGCGATTGATTCGCCGTTCCTGACGACACCGCGTCTGTACTCCAACATTCGCATGTTCTCTGTGGAAATCACCTACAAGCTGAATCTTCATCGGAAGAACCCGGTGCTTGATCTGATCGCGGAAGCAGCAAAAGGTGAACGTCACATGCAAACAATCACCGTATTCGGAAACGTCGATATCGACTATCCTGAGTACGAACCTTTCCCGACCCACCAAGAACTGGAGACCAGTAAGACCCTGTCTCCTGCTTCTGTAGTAGATGAAGTCGCTCGTTACTACGGTAACGTCGCTGCACATCGTCTGGTCGAAGAATCCAACGACACCATCAGCATCGTTGCCGTTAGCGTTAGCGAGCAAATGGTAGCACCGCTGGTGTTGGACCTAACCAACTCCTAAGAGGTAATACATGGAAATCATCGAATACACTGGCATAGTACGTTCCATCATAGACGCAATCAATACTGCTACAGCAGACGGACTGAGTACGGTTAGCCTGATCAAACTGACTCGCGCCGAAATGGATGAGTTCGTCAAGTACACGCCGTACATCAAGAACGTAGGCAAGTATTACGGTGATGCCGATGTACCTCCAATGATGCACATTACCAACAACGCACAAGGACAAATCACTGGATTCTACTTGAACGGTGTTGAGGTAGTTTGCGTCGAGTAATCAAAGGGAGCCTAGTGCTCCCTTTTTCAGGTGTTGTTTATGAGTCACAGTGAATGGTTTGTCCGCAACTTATCGCATGAGTTTGTGTGCAAGTCACGCTTACCTGATAGTGTAAATGCAGAGTACCAACTTGAAAAGGAATCAAAAATGAAGCATCCACAATCGATCCTCGCAGTAGAAGCCCAACCCTTCGTAAAGGAACTGAATTTGAAGGAAGGCTTCAACGTACTGAGCGAAGACCTCTTCCTGCGTGCAGCTACTCGACACTTCACAATCGCGTTGCGCGATCAACTGGACAACAAGCGCACAGAGCTGCAGGACGTTGTTGACCAGATCAACTACATTGCCGATCTTCACGGTATTGAACTTGAGTTCAAGAATGCGCCTCCCTTGATTCAATACAATGGTGATCGCACCAAACTGCAATTGCTCCCGTATCTGGTATTCGTCGAGCATGGTTATAACGGCAACCCGCGCATTGCTCGCTATCAGCGAGGTAAAGGTGTTGGTGAATCGCGTCTTGCTGGCAACAACAGCATCGGTTATGGCGGACATCCTGACCTGTGCGATGTGCTCACGAACGCCGACATTCTGAACCTCAGCGGCGATGAAGACCTCATTACAGAGGAAGACGAGAGCACCATCAACGTTCGCGCCTCTCTTTACTCTGGCATGCGTCGTGAAATCGAAGAAGAGGTTGAGAAATTCAGCCAAGAGACTCCAACTCCTTCTTTCATGGGACTGATCCTCGATCGCAGCAACGACGTTGGTCACTTGCACCTCGGTGTGGTGTACGGTGTTGATTTGTTCGTTGGCGAACAGGCGATCCCTCGCGAGGAGCAGTTGATCAAGCTGGATTCCCTCACTGTTCAGGAGCTGGTCGACGATGAGAATCTGGAAAGTTGGTCGAAGATCATTGCTCAGCATCTTTTGACTCAGGTGAATGCCGATGCCTAGAGTTACCATGTACGTACCTAAGTGACAAGCTGGGCCTCTATTGATGAGGCTCAGTTACTAACATGGCTGTACCGGAGGTTCAACATTCAACATGGATACTGTTATGAGCATGATGCAGATACCAACATTAGAACTAGAACTACCAAGATGCGTGCATGGTTTGTCTGGACCTTGTAAAGGTACCAAACTAAAACGAAGATACTGCAAAACCCTATTTTCTATTCGACGCTGGTTGCTGCGCAAAGATCGACAAGGCTGGACACGCTTGTCTGTAATGTCCGCGTGGTGTTTGATCGTAGCGTTCACCGTTTTAATGTTCGCTACCGCTATATCTGTTTACGGGATGGCAAAATCACCAATCGAAGACCGTATTGCATTCGCCCTTGCTTCCTGTGCAAGATCGAGCGGTCAAGATTGTGCAATCGAATTGGTTGCTAAGCCGATCCCGACAAGCAACTACAAGTTTTGAGTTCTCAACAATACCGCCTTCGGGCGGTATTGTTGTCTCTACGGCATATCTGCGATACTGTAAAAGACTGTATGCTTAGAGGTTTGCATAAGAACGTATTCGCTACCAGTCCTGACCCTATCGTATCCGCCCAACACCATTGCGACACACGACGCGAAGTGCCGAAGTTTGCACGCGACGTTGCCACACGAATAATCCCCTTCACCCTATTGTATTGCAAAAAGGAAACCCGTTATGCAGCAGCTTAACCTCGTCACATATCCAGAGCGTTCCGCCAATCTTCGCTTGCAGTCCACGTTCAAGAACTACTTGCGGCGTTTCCGACTGGAGAATGTTTGGCAGTATGTTCTCGACAACAATTCGGGGGCCATCAATACTTATCACAACAATCATCACATGATGACGGTTGCTGTGCGTGGTGTTGAGTTGTTGCACATGGAAGTCAGCGCAGACAAGTACGAGTTTCCCAACCAAGAAGAAATCCTGTTCGTCGCAGGTATGCTGCACGATATGAATCACTCCGGCGGCGCCGAAGATGATGACGTAAACATCGAACGTGCCTTGGCCGCACTCGACAACATTGCAGGCAGTCTGGACAGTCAGTTCTATGAAGGCTTTGCACACCATGTAGAACGAGTCATCCAAGTCACGCAGTTCCCATTCATTCTGGAACCTGAGCACTTGGACGAGCAAATAATCCGTGACGTGGACATGCTCTACTCTCTCGAAGTGGATGGGGTTCACATCATCATGGAAGGGTTGCGTAGTGAAATGGTCCACAAGTTTGGCCATCTTCCAGATCGTAAGACTTGGCTGGACATGCGATTCAAGTTCATCGAGAGTGTCGACCTGTTCACCGATTCAGCCAAACTGATCTGGGCAGATGGTATCGAGTGCTCCAACAAAGCAATGAGCGCTTACGTCAAACTCATGCACAACGCTATGGAGTAATGTCGTGACTAATCTTGGTTATGCAGGTAAATACAACTTGGTGATGGTTAAGCGGGGTGATGATGCCTAGCGTAGTCACGGAATACTACACGCACGTCGGTAGTCGCAACACACCTACAGACGTACTAATGTTGATGACCCGCTTTGCCGCATTGCAGAACAGACGCCCTCGATCTGGCGGTGCTGCAGGTGCCGACGAAACGGCAGAAGTCAACGACGGTCTAATCGCTTATCTACCATGGTGCAACTTTCGTCATAAGAAAGGTGAATGGGATTATGGCCCTGGAGAGCTTCGCTTCGCTGATAGTGTCCTTGAAAAAGCATTTCCTTTCGATATAAAGAAGTTGAAGCCTACAACGCTTGCGTTCTTCCAAAGAAACGTATTCCAAATTCTCGGACGATGCAAGAACAAAGATGACATAGTGCTCAGCAAGTTTGTGATCTGCTGGACTCCAGACGGAGCCACATCCATTGATGACTACGACATTAACAAGACGGGTGGTACTGGTATTGCCATCAACGTGGCTTCGCTGTACGACGTTCCAGTTTACAACCTATTCAACAAACATCACAGGCAGCGTGTAGAGCGCTGGTGCAGTAAGAAGGAATTGGAAAATGATATCGTCTTTGACCAGTCAAGTTGGCGGCACAAAGATTCAAGCGGTAATAACTGGATCAATCTGCCTTTCTGAGGAAGATCAGAAGGAGTTTGATTACTGGATGTACAGTATGCGCTGTGCTGCTGTGTACAAGGTGCGCAATATCGATGACGTGCCTACGGAGTTTTTCCTGACCATTTTCCAAATCGGGACTAGCGCTAAGGATTTCATCGCTCACGTCTGTGAGGGTCGCAAGTTGCCTGTTTGCTTAGACGTTCAGATGGGTATGTAAGTCATGGATATCTTTCAAGAATGGTTGAAGCTCAACACACCTACCGACAATTCTCAGTACAAGCGTGACGTTGAACTTGAAACGCCCATGTTTCGTAGCGGTATCATGCGTATCTGGGTAGACTCCAACCTCAACAAGTGGGTTCGCGTCGAAATGAATGGCGAGTCCATGTCCGTCACTCGTTACTTCCGTAAACGTCGCCACGGTAAGAAGTGGATGCGCCAGCAGTTTGAGCGTACGGAACGTCGCTTGTTCAAGGGTTGTTATCCTTTGTCGATGCCGCAACTCGACACTTTCACAGGTGAGTACACGTTAACCCTAGAGTTTGACGAGGTGTCCGATGCCAGAGTTTGAAAGTTTGTGGCTTCATTGTGTACAGGGAATACGACTTCTTCAACGAACTCATAAAAGAACCTGACATAACCAGAGAAGTTTTGTTTGAACTCGAGGATGAAGACGCAGCTAAGCGGTGTGTATCCGAAGAAGCCGTCAAGTATCCGAACGATCAGGTCTATTACGAAGCAGGGACGATTACGATATGATGAGCGTACTGGTGTAGATAAGCTGTAATTTCTAGGTGAAGGGCGATTTTGCATTTCACCTAGAGGTTCTCCTATGTCACCCATTACGCTTAGTCAATACAACTGCCGATCCATCATTGAAGACAAGACCAACGTTGAAGGCGGTTATGTAAACAACAAGAAAGACAGCGGCGGTGAAACCAATCACGGTATCACTGCTGCCCTTGCGAACGACTACAAAGACAAGTTGGAGAAACACTTCAACTGGAACGGTAAGATGGTTGATCTTACCAAGGACATGGCATTTTGGCTGTACGAGACGCACTTCTGGCATCGCATTAATGGCGACGAGCTATTGAAGCGTCATCCGTTGATCGCGGACAAGATTTTCGATATGGCAATCAACATGGGTGTGACCCAGGCTGTAATCTACCTGCAGTACATACTCAACGCCAACAATAATCTAGCGAAGCTGTATCCTGATTTGGTTGTTGATGGTGGACTCGGGCCAAACACACTCAAAGCGCTGGATGCTTTCATCCGTATTCGTAAGGTAGAGGGGATTCATCGCCTTCTGTGTACACTGCTTTGCGAGCAAGGCCATCACTATCTCGATCTGACTCGCCGCCGGGTCAAAGACGAGGAGTTTTACTACGGGTGGGCAGGTCGCGTTACGCGCGATGTTGGCATTTACAGCAGACTGTTGGGGTTCTTTGAATGAGCAGCTTCACTACCAGATTAATAATCGAAGATTTGGATGGTGTAAACTTTCGCATACACGAACCGTTCATCTACTATGAGGGTGAACTGGGTAGTGAGTGTTGGGTTGCCGTGCCTGTAGACTTCGTTACAGATTTCGCCAGTACACCTCGCTTCCTCTGGCGTATAGTCCCACCTACAGGGTTGTACGGTAAGGCAGCCGTCGTCCACGATTATCTGTGCAAGCATCGGAAGATGATGCGGCACGGCGTAGAAGTTACTCTGACTCGCAAGGAATGCGACCGGATATTCCTAGAAGCCATGGAAGTTCTCAAAGTGCCCAAGTGGAAACGACACGCTATGTATAGTGGTGTTCGAGCCTACGCAATCGTTAAAGGAATCAAGTAAGAATGAATATCCCAGTGATTGGCTCCAAGTGGAAGCACCACAACGGTAACGAATACATTGTGTACGATATCACCAACGAGCACGCAGAGCCTGGACGTAGAGAAGAATATCCAGTCACCGTCAGCTATATCGGCAGCAACGGGAAGAAGTGGAGCAAACCGCTCGACAACTTCCTCGACCGCATGCGACCAAGCGACGGCGAGTTGGGTACGGTCCCAGTGCTGAAATCGACAACCTTGCATGATCCCGCAACCAAGCAGAAGCCAAGCATGCCGGTGATCGTTGAACAGGATTGCGCTGCCAACACGCCGAAATTCCCACCACTCAAGATCAACGTCACCACGAACGCCAGCTTGAAACAGAGTGAAGGCCTGTGGTACTACGTCAACGCGAATGACGTTTTCGTGGACCAGACAGCAGAAGTGATCCGTTCCGTGTTGGTTGAAGTTGGTGGTGCTTTGGCTGGTGCGAAAACCGACGCTGCACTCAGCCGCGCCAAGCTCGATTGGAAGCGACCACAGCCGGCAGCCATGCGCGACCAAATCGCAGCTAACGGCATGAACTACGTCGGGCCTGTGTCAATTCACGGACCGGTAATCTGGGGCAATCGTACTGCTCGCGGCGGTGTTCTTCCGGACTTGGTTTTTGTGGCTACCGTACTGCACGAAGTCAGTAAGTACGCACGCAACCACAGCGATAAGGGCAGCGGCTTCGACCTAAGTTTCTGGTTTGCTCTGCAACAACGAGCTGCCGATGTCACCAGACACTTCGTCGAGGCCCACATGCTTTCGCCTGCCGCGGCGCGCTTCTTTTGGGCGGAATCTCGCAACTGTGTACTGCACCTGATATTCCCGATGTCAGCCATTAATGGTTCACAAGACCAGTCGTTCGAGGTAGAGGTGCTCATGGACAAGGGTGAATTTCGTATCAACATGGACGAAACCGTAGCCAGCCGTATCGACGAGGTTGTCTCGCTCGACTGGATTCTCATGGGATGAAGCTCATGATGAAGCTGAGCGCGCTGGCGCTTGCCAAGTGCATAGCGCAACCTCAGCCCGAAACAGAAGACCAGTATGCTCCGCGTCGCAGGTCAAAAGGTGAAAAGGCCAAGGCGCGCAAGCAAATGAGACAGAAATGAAACGAGAACGCTACCGCACTACGCTGTGTGGTCGCCGAGCTAGTCGCAGGATCACCTGGTACCAACCCAAGGGATTGCGCCAGCTGAACGGTCAGACTTTCGTGGATACGTTCGTGGTACTGCGTGTCAACGAAGATGCCCAGATTGAGTTGGTCGCCGTGAGTTCCCAGCTGGGGATCGACAAGCGTGGTCGCCACGTGTTACCTGGCAACATCGTAGCGCCTAAGAACGCATACCACGGCGATCCGCGCATTGGTCTGGCAATCTACGCCTGCGCAGTGCCCGTGGGCAAACTGGAAGCAACCGGCAAGGCGTTTGCCGAAACCCTGAACAAGTCACTACAGCGCGGCGATATGTGTCTGGATGGTGTAGCCGATTCCTGAGGAAATTTTCCTATGATGCAATTTAGTTTTCTGCCAAACATAGCGTTCATGGAAAAGCTGTTAGCTGCGCAACTGCAAAAGTTTGCGTATCAACCCATGGACGATACCTTGTATCGTGAAATGACAGCGCACCTAAACGAGACGCTTGACGACCGTTACGGAAGTGACTTCAACGTCGGTGGTGTGCGTACTTCAAAGGACTCGATTACCCTTGAAGTGAGCTTCACGCTAGGTGCTCAGCGCTTTGCAGTTCTGATTTATCCTGATGCCATAAAGGCGGCTACCTTCTCTATGGAGGAGGAGTTTGATCGAATGCTGGAGGCACTGGCTCGCAGCATGTTCGATCTTATCGAACTTGGTCGAAACATTCACGACAAGCGCTTGGTAAACATAGCCAATACTCAGTTTGAACTTGGCTTCATGGCACTACGCAAAGCTGTCAAGGAGTTACCTGATGGGACGTTTTAGCGCACGCATTGTCCAGATCGCAGCAGCGGCAAACAATGGTGTTATAGGCCACGACGATAAGTTACCGTGGCGCGTGCCTTCCGAGTTGCAGCACTTCAAGCGCACCACCGCCAACAGCCCTCTGGTTATGGGGAGAAAGACCTTTGAGTCTATGCCAGATAGTGTGTGGACTGATCGTAAACCATTCGTTTTGACTCGCGAGGTTGAAACGTTCCAATTCAAGTATCCCCGCGTTCGCTGCGGTAGCTCGTTGCCTGACCTTCTGCGTGTAGCCTCAGAAGAAACTAAGACACGTCAGGTGTTCATTATTGGCGGAGCAACTGTCTTCAAGCTCGGGTACGAGTACGCAGATGAACTGATTATTAGTCGGTTTCCGTTTAACTGTGAAGGAGATACGAGACTGCCGATAATCCCGACCACTTTCACACAACACATGACAGACCACAGAAACGAAGATTTCGTGGTGCTGCACTATCTGAGGTTGCCATGATGAAACCAACAACACCGTCGTCCACTTGGTTCCAAAACGGTGAACCTGATCCACATGCCGGTCGTTACGATTGCGAACGCCACGAACTCGATATGGGTGATCTGACTGACGATCAACTAGCCAATGCCGTGTTCATGTACGGCAACGAGACGCCACCTATCAAGCAGGTCATAGCCGGCACGGCCAAGATGCCTATCGTTTGGTTGACTGCTGCCAAGTCTCGCATTCGTTGGTTGTCGCGTCGTCTACAGAAGCGCGAGATTCAAGTCGATAACATGGCACCTCTGATCCGTGAACTGGCTCGCAAGCTGGATAAAGCCAATCCTGGCAATGACTTGTCTCGACGCGCAATGGTGTATCTGTCGAACAACGGGTTCAAAGCGGATCACCTGCGCAAACGTCCTGACCGCACCAACGCATTCGAGCACAACCTGTGTTGTGAAGTATCAATGCACCCTGTTGATCCGCGCATCGAAGTGCGAGCCAAAGAAATCTACGCGAACTGGAGCGATCAGACCGGCTTCGTGCCTTGGGTAGAGAACGGCAATTCGTTGAAACAAGAGGAAGCCCGTTTTCAAGCTAGAAAAGATTTGGAGCTAGGAGTCTAAAATGGAGCAGTTACTACTTCTGGGTTTCAGTTGCATCAGTGTGATGCTTCTGTTTTTGTTCGGGTGCGTGGTTGCAGCTTCGTGGATCGCGGGTTGCATGTTCATGCTCAACAAGCATCACATTATGTTTGGTGTACTGGCTTTCGTCTTACCTCCAATCGCCATCGCGTATACGCTGTATGTACTCGTACAAGAGCGAGCCGCAGAGCGCCGATATCACCAACTGAATCGAAGCTGACTATAGGGAGCCTAGTGCTCCCTTTTTCAGGTCTGCGGATCGCACTATGTAAATACCTTTGCCCTTCGCTTTAGACTAGACTCCACACGTTACGGTCTGTCAGATACCTCAACTAAAAGAAAACCGTTATAGTCATTGCACGACTGTTCGCAGCTATGCTATACTGGAGTCACATAGCCAAACCTGGCTAGTACGCTATTGGTTACGACGATAGATTAGGTAAAGCAACTTCACCAATTAGTTTGCAGGAGATTGAATATGACGTTGATTAAGCGTGACCAGCTGTTTGATCTTAAGGTCACCTTGCTCCACAACGAATGGGATTTTCGCAATGGGCGCTCCATGTTCTCCACGCGTATAGAGTCCCAGCGCTTTGTTCGTTGGGCTACTACGCCGCCCAGCATGCACGGGGTCGAGCCTGTTGTTGTACGCGGTGTACGTGCTGACGGTGGTGACCTTACACAGTACCCACACGAAGAAACCAGCGTTAGTATTAACACTGGTTACTGTTCGTACCTGATCTTCTTCCGAAGTGATGGTACGGTAGAATACAGTGTTTTCGCGTAACTTGTGTGGGTGATATGCCCGCACATGCAACTTACTAAGGGAGCCTAGTGCTCCCTTTTTCAGGTCTGCGGGCCGCGTCTGTTTACTCTGTCGTTTAGTTTGTCGTCTGACGGTCTGACCACACCGTAGCGAATCTAGTATGCAGAATATCGTACTTTGCGATTATACGGGACACGGTCTTTAGGTCTGTCAGATACCTCAACTAAAAGAATAACCATTATGTCTATTGTACGACTGTTCGCAGCTATGCTATAATGAACTCACAGAGCAAAACCGAGCTAGCACGCTATTGGTTACGACTCTAGTTAAGGTTTCACACTCACTCAATTTGCAAGGAATTACTAACATGACCAACACCAAGAAGACCACTGTTGCCAAAACTACCGCCAAGAATGTTCGCAAGCCAGCGGCTAAGAAGGTAAAGCCAGCAGCCAAGAACTGGGCACAAGCGGCTAAAGCCAATCAGATCGTCAGTGGGTTGGTCGTTAACCATATTCGTGCTGAGGGGCAAAAAGTTGTCACGCACAAGGATCAGCCTGCTGCTGTTAAGCTGATCAACAAGGACCTGTACCTGCCGGGTGACAACGGCAAGCTGGTTAAGTACGGCCAGATGGATAACGTCATCGTAACCATCAGCACTTGGCCAGAGCTGGCAAACACGTTGGAAGTGTTCTGCTCTGATATGTACTTCCCGATCCATCGTATTCGCAAGATCGGTACCAAGTTTGTTTATGACCACAACATTGCGTTCCCGAGCAAGCGTGACACCGTGCTGATCGATGTTGATCAAATCCTCGGCAAGGCTAAGCCTGCGAAGGCCGCTAAGCCAGTTGTAACGGTAGAAGCCAAGAAAGTTGTCACGGTTCATGAACTGATTGACGCCGCAACTCAAGCTGCACCTGCCAAGAAGCTGGTTAGCGTTCCTGAAGTTCGCAAACTTGCTAAAGAGTACGGCTTGAAGCTGGAGGTAACAGACGATAAGTTTTTCTTCTCCAACAAAACAGGTGCTGTTGTTGAGATTGCACTGTCCGTTGATAACAAAGCCCGCCGTTTGAATGTTCAAACATTCCGCCAGAAGAATGCCAAGGTCAGCGATGGTCGCTGGGTAAACTTCAAGCACTCGCTGGGCACCACGCTTCGCTTCAAGTCCATGTTGGAGCTGTTTGAAAAGCAGGACGCACCGCATCGTCAGCAGATTGCCTACATCAAGCAGTACATGACTGATGATGTTTGCGAAGCTGCACAAGATGCAATCGAAGCCTACATGGCTCATCAAGACAAAATCGCTAAGTAAGGAGTCGCCATGTCTAAAGTATCGCACGCTGTGGTTGGACCACTTGCCGAACTTGTTCGTGAAGGCATGATCAGCA